GACGGCCACCGAACAGCACCAGGTGCGCGAGCACCTGCAGCGCCTTGCCGAGCGCATGGGCGTGGCTGCACCGACAACACGCCGCCGCCCGCTGACGCGCGAGCAATTCGACCAGGTCAAAAAGCAAGCCAGCCCGCGCGAGCGCAAGGTGTGGGCGCTGTGGAACCAACTGGCGCGCGACGGCGTGCTGCACAACCCCAGTCGCGCCGCGCTCAACGCCTGGGTGGAGCGCACGGTGCATGTGAGTGCGCTGGGCTTTGCCACTGCGCCGCAGCTCGACGCTTGCATTGAGGGCCTGAAAGCGATGCAAGCGCGCGGGCCGGCCCAGTAACCCGAAGCAGCGAGGTAAAGCATGCCCCCCAAAAAGTACATGACGGCCGCCGAAGCGGCTGTGCTCGAAGCCCAGTTGCCCGCAGGATTGACAGAGGAAATGCGTGACGTGGCGCTGTGCCTGTACGAAGCCATGGCCCTGACGGATTCGCGCGTGGGCCAGGCGAAGCCCGATGCGGGTTGGACGAAGGTGCTGGTAGCCATGGCCCGCGTGGCGGCCATTCAGTTGCAGCACCTGGCGGTGCAAAAGGGTGGCAAAGCCATTTACCTGGCCAAGGGCCTGGCCGCATTCTTGACGGCGCGCGACTTGCAAATGTGCGCCGATTTTCGGGGCAACAACTACGACGAGCTCGCGAAAAAGTACGATCTGACGGAGATGCGCGTGCGCCAGATCGTGAGCGCGTGGCGCGATGAGCAGTACCGCCTGCGCCAGGGGCGCTTGCCTGGCCTGGACGACGCCGACACCGACGCCGACACCGACGCCGACACCGGCACCGGCGCCGGCACCGAGTAGCCGGCCGCGCTGGCGTGCAACGCGACCAGCGCATTTAGTAAAACGCTTTACTTCTCCCGCGAAGATGCTCGCCTCAATCATGGCGGCATGCATCGCACAGTCCCCCGCCTTTCTACCCTTGCGTGTGCCATTGCCATTGCGGCGTGTGCGTTCGACGCTGCCGCTACGGCCCCGGCCGTTGCAGGCGTTGCCGGAACAGGCCGGGTGCTGCTGCAGCTCACCCCCGCACAAGACTTTACGCCCGCCGACGGGCGCGAAATGGATGTGCCCGCCTGGCGCATTGACCACACCATTGCGGACCGCGTGATCGCCGCGTTCAACGCGCAGCAGCCCCCCGTCATCGACTATGAGCACCAGACGCTGCACAAGGAAGCCAACGGCCAGCCTGCGCCGGCCGCAGGCTGGATGCACGGCCTGCGCTGGGTTGAAGGCCGTGGCCTTTACGCCGAAGTGGAGCTGACCGAGCGTGCCCGCGAGCTGGTGAAGGCTGGTGAGTACCGCTACTTCTCGCCGGTGTTTGAGTACGCCCGCGCCACCGGCGAGATCGTGCGCATCTTGATGGGTGCGCTCACCAACCACCCCGCAATTGCAGGCATGGAGGGCGTGAGCCTGACCGCTGCCGCGACAGCCCGTTTTTTGCCCCCTTATCACCCACCGGAGACCACAGTGACCCTGCTGGAAAAACTGCTGGCGGCCATTGGCCTGCCTGCCACCACCACCGAAGACGCGGCCGTTGCCGCGTGCACCGCCATCAAGGCCCAAGCCGAAGCGGCGCGCGCCGCTCTGCAGCTTGGCGGCGACGCCAGTGCCGAGACCGTAACGGCTGCGTGCACCAGCTTGCGCACGGCTGCTGCAAGCGCTACGCCCGACCCGGCCAAGTTCGTGCCCGTGTCCGTGGTCGAAGAGCTCAAGACCAGCGTGGCCGCGCTGACCGCCCAGACCGCCGAGCGCCAGGTGGAAGACCTGGTGGCGCCCGCCCTGGCGGACGGCCGCCTGCTGCCTGCGCAGGAGGCTTGGGCGCGCGACCTGGGCAAGACCAATGTGGCTGCGCTGACCCAGTACCTCAAGACGGCCCAGCCCATTGCCGCCCTGACCAACACCCAGACGGGCGGCAAGCCGCCGCCTGCCGCTGGCGATGCCGAGCACGGCCTGACCAAGGACGAGCTGGCCGTGGCCGCCGCCTGCGGCATGACGCCCGAGGCCTACGCCAAGGGCAAGGCCTGACGCGCCACCACCACAACCGGAGCCGATATGACTGCTTTAGCCAAAGACCGACCCACCCCCCAGCGTGCTGGGAATCTGGTGACCGACCCCCTTGTCGCTGCGGTGACGATTTTCGCGGGGAGCATGTACGTCCTCGATGCCGCGGGGGATGCGACGCCCGCCACGGCCGCCGCCACCACGCCGGTGCGGGCGGTGGCCCGCAAACGTGCGGTGCAGGCCGATGGCGATGTCGTGGAGGGGGCGGTTGGCGTCTTCTGCTTCGACAACAGCGCTGCGGCGGCCGCCATTGCGCGCACCGAGATTGGCGCCGTGTGCTACGCGGCCGACGATCAGACCGTCAAGAAGACCGGCACCTGCGCAGCCGGTACCGTCGTTGACGTGGACGACAGCGGCGTGTGGGTGCGCGTAGGCGCCTGAATTTTTCAAGGACGAAACACATCATGGATATCAACAACGCGAACCTGAAGCTGTTGTACGCAGCCTTCAATGGCGCCTTCAAGGCGGGTCTGGGCCAGGCGGCCAGCCAGTACGGCCAAATTGCCACCGTGGTGCCCAGCACCACCGGCAGCGAGGAGTACGGCTGGCTGGGGCAGCTGCCCGGCCTGCGCGAGTGGCTTGGCGACCGGGTGGTGCATGCGATTGGCAACCATGGCTACACCATCAAGAACAAGCCCTTTGAGCTGACGGTGGGCGTGCCGCGCACGGCGATTGAAGACGACCAGTACGGTGTGTACACGCCGCTGATGACCGAGATGGGGCGCGCCGCCGATGCGCACCCAGACCAGCTCGTGTTCAGCCTGCTCAAGGACGGCCGCACAGCGCTGTGCTATGACGGCCAGCCCTTCTTCTCCACCTCCCACAAGGTGCTCAATGAAAAGGGCAAGGAAGTCAATACGTCGAATCTGTCGGACGATGGCGGCGCGGGTGCAAGCTGGTATGTACTTGAGACGCGCCGCGCGCTCAAGCCGCTGATTTTCCAGAACCGCAAGAGCCCGAACTTTGTGGCAAAAACGGCCGAGACCGACGAGAACGTGTTCAATGCTGGGCAGTTCGTCTACGGTGTGGACGCGCGGCGCAATGCAGGCTTTGGCTTCTGGCAGTTGGCGCATGGCAGCAACAAAGCGCTGACGGCGGACAACCTCAAGGCCGCGATCACCGCCATGGAAACGCAGACCGGCGACCATGGCCGCCCGCTGGGCATCTCGCCCAACCTGCTGGTGGTGCCCAAGTCGCTGCGCTTCACGGCCAAGCGTCTGCTCGAAGCCGAGCTGGTCAACGATGGCGGCGTGCAGGTGAGCAATGACGTCGCAGGTTCGCTGGACCTGTTGATTGCCGACTGGCTGTAAGCAGCCACCGCCGCCATGCCCTACATCACGCGCGCAGACCTGGCCGACAGCCCCGGAGCCCTGGAGCTGTCGCAGGTGGCCAGCGACGAGCACCGTCCGCAGGTGCTTGCCGAGCTGCTGGACGCCTGGCTGCGCGGCGCCGATGTGAGCGCCTGGCCTCCCGGAGAGATTGCAGCGGCTGAGCGCGCGGCGGCGCGCATTGACACAGCGGTGCGCGATGCCGGTTCGCTGATCGATGGCTACCTGGCCAAGCGCGGGTATGCGTTGCCGCTTTTCCCGGTGCCGCCCCTTGTCAGCGTATGGGCGCGCGCCATTGCACGTTTTTTGTTGCACAAGGACCGCACGCAGCTAGAGAGTAAAGACCCGATTGCGCGCGGCTACACCGACGCCGTGCGCCTGCTTCAGCAAACGGCAGATGGCAAGTTCAGTCTTGGCGTTGCGGACAGCGTGGCCGTTGACAAGACGGATGCGCGGTTTTCATCGCCGCCCAGTGTGTTTGGGCGCAGCGAGTTGAAGGCGTTTCGATGAACTTTGAGCCGTTCGATGTGGGCCTGATCGTGAGCCGCCTGCAGCAGCTGGTGCCCGAGCTGCAGTCCGTGGGCAGTGCGGCCGACTATGCCGCCGTGAAAGAGCTGCGCGGGTTTCGCACGCCCAGCGCCTATGTGATTTTTTCTGAAGAGACCAACACCGGAAAGATTCCCGCCAGCGTGGGCGTCACGTCGCAAGAGGCGGTGGTGGACGTTGGCGTGGTGCTGGCGCTGCGCAACTACGGCGATCAACGAGGCGAGCGCATGGCAGACCCGGCGCGCCGCTTGATTGGCCTGGTGCGCACCGCACTGATCGGCCACAAGCCGGGCAAGGCCGCGCGCGTGGTGGGCTGGGTGTCCGGCAAGGTGCTGGACTACGACGCCAGCGTGCTGCTGTTTGCAGATTTGTACCAGGTGCACTACCTGCTGCACAAGGAGTGATAGAGATGGCTGTAACGAATTTGCTGGCGGCGGGAAGCGAGGAAGCGACCAGCGCCACCTTCACGCTCGAAGGCGGCGCCACCATGACGCTGGCCGGCGCGGCGCGTCCGGCTGGGGCCACTTATTGGCGTGTGGACGTCGAGCGGCAGTTTTCTGATGGCGAATGGGAAAGCGTGGGCCAGTTGCGCTGGGACATGCGCATGCTGACGCTGTATGGCGACGGCACCTACCGCCTGCGCCGCCTGGCCGGTGGCGGCTGCCTGGTGGACGGCGCGTTGTCCTGAGACCGGGAGCAATCGATGTACATGCAACCCTGGAATGTGGCGGCGCTGCGCGGCCCGGTGGCCGCAGGCGCCCTTGCCGATGCGGCCGGCACCCTGGCCGGCGGCCCGTGCCTTCAAAAGACCGGCGCCGGCACGCTGCAACTGCGCGCCGGCACGCAAGTGGAAGTGGGCGGGCGCCTGCTGCGCTTTACCGCCGCCAAGGCGGTGGAGATGCCGGCACTGGTGGCGGGCTCGGACTACGCGGTTTGGATTGCCGCCACCGGTGCGGTGCAGGCCAGCAGCAACTTCGTGGCTGCGCCTGGTGCCGGCACTTGGCGCCTGATTGGCGGCTTTCACTACGCGCCGGGCGGCAATGCGCCGGCCCGTGCGGGTGGCGACGCCGTGCCAGCCATCAACGAATACAGCATTTGGGACGCCAAGTGGCGCCCCGCCTGCGCGGACCCGCGCGGCATGGCGCTGGTGGCGGGGCGCTTCTGGGCCGACATTTACCTGTGCGGCGTGAACCACAACCTGGACGGCACCAGCAAATTCAACGTGACGATCGCCGATGGAGGGAGCCTGCCCAAAGTGCCGCTGGCTTTTGGCGGCAATGGCACCACCGCCTACGCCACTTGCGACTGGTGGACGGCAGGCGAGGTGCTGACCGCGTACGGCAAGCGGCTGCCGAGCTATCCCGAATTTGCTGCCTTGGCTTTTGGCAGCACCGAGGCCAGTGGGGCTGGCACGGACCCGGTCAGCACGATCTTGCGCGCTGCCTATACCAGCCGCTGGGGCGTGATGCTTGCCACGGGAAACATGTGGACGTGGGGCTTGCCCCAGGGCGGCGGCCAGGGAGCAGCCGCGTATACGGCCAACACCGGCGGGCGCGGCAGCACGTATCTGTTGCCGAACGCCGTGCTGTTCGGGGGCTACTGGGGCGACGGCGCGACCTGCGGTTCGCGCGCGTCGATCTGGGGCAACTCGCCCGCGCTCTCGTACGTGGGCGTCGGGGTGCGCGGCGTCTGTGACCACTTGAGGCTTGCCTGAGGCGGCGCAAGCCGCCGATGGAGTTTGGCATGGAGCCAGAAAAGGAAGTGGTGCAGAGCTACGAGCAGATGGCCATCGTAGAGAAGTACGAGACGGCGATCGCCTATCTGTACCCGGTGGCGCAGAACCTGCCGCGCCGGCATGGCGTGGCACGGGAAATGTTTTTGGAGTGCCTGCTAGGGCAGGTGCAATTGTTTGTGGAGGCGGGGAAGTCTGGACAGATTTCGCGCTTGTACGTCGCAGATGCGGGACTGGCGCAGCTGCGATTTTGGCTGCGGTTTTTGACTAGCAAGGCAGTGCGCGGCATGACGCCGCACCAGGAGCAAACAGCGCAGGTGCTGCTTGCCGAGGTGGGGCGGCTGCTTGGCGGCTGGATTGCGGGGCAAAAACGCAGGGGGCAACATGGGTAAATTCGCCGTGCTTTTCGGGGGCAACTGGGACAACGGCGCGAACTGCGGTTCGCGCGCGTCGATCTGGAACAACTCGCCCGCGAACTCGAACGTGAACATCGGGGTGCGCGGCGTCTGTGAGGACGAGGATTGCATGCTTTTTGCGCTCTGCCGCCGCTACGGCCCGGCAGGCCGGCCGCTTGCCTTGTGGTCAGCCGTGTTGTCCTGCTTCGGCAAACACCCTTGGGGGTCTGGTAGAGCGCCTAGTAGCCACCGTGGTGTGGTGAACGGCGCGGCCAGCTTGTGCAATGCCTAAGCGCCACAGCCACCTTATCGAGCGCATTGCCGACATGGGCAACCTGCGCGAGGCCTATGCCAAGGCAACGCGCGGCAAGCGCCAGACGCGCGGCTACCTGGAGTTCAAGGAGTACGCGCAGGCCAACCTGCACACGATGCACGAGCGCATGCTGGGCGGCGCATGGGTGCAGGGCGCCGGCCGGTGCTTCACCGTGCGCGAGCCCAAGCACAGGCTGATCACCGCGCTGCCGTTTGCGGACCGCGTTGCGCAGCATGCGCTGGTGAATGTGGTGGGGCCCATCTTCGAGGCCGCTCTGCTGCCCAGCACCTTTGCTTGCCGCGCCGGCATGGGCACGCACGCGGGGGTGCGCCACGTGCAGGCGGGCCTACGGCACACCGGCGCCACGCATTTCCTCAAGACCGATTTCCGCGGGTTCTTCGCCTCGATAGACCGTGCGCGCCTGCACCGGTTGATAGAGCGGCGCATCAAATGCCGGCCGACGCTGGAGCTGATCGGGCAGATGGTGCCGCGCAGCGGCTGCGGCCTGCCCATCGGTAGCCTGACGAGCCAGCTGTTTGCCAACGTGTACGGCGGGGTGGTGGACCGGTTCATCCATTTCGAGCTCGGCGCCGGGGTGTGGGCGCGCTACATGGACGACATCGTCGTGCTCTCGGCCAATCCTTACGAGCTGCGCGAGTGGTTCGGTCGCATCGAGAGCTTTAGCGCCCAGCGCCTGGGGCTGCAGATAAGCCGCTGGCAAGTCTCGCCCGTGGCGCACGGCATCAACTTTCTCGGCTTTCGCATCTGGCCGCGCCACAAGCTGCTGCGCAAGGCTTCTGTGGTGCGAGCGAAGCGAACCATTGCGCGCCGCGTGCGCATGGGCGACCACGCAGGTCTGGCGCGCTTTGTGGCGGCATGGAGCGGCCACGCCAGGCACGCCGACACCTGCAATTTATTTAACCACCTGGAGGGGCGCTATGGCGTTCGATTGCATCAACAGCCGCGCTGACCTGGACGCGCTGGAGGGCCAGCCGGAGCACGCACAAGTGATGGCGGCGCTTGCGGCCACGCTGTGGCGCCTGGAGCGCGACGACGAGGCGCAGACCTGGCGGGCGGTGAAGGACGACAGCGTCATCGCGCGCTGGGGGTTCAAACGCAGCGACTTCAAGGGCGCGAAGGCGCCTGAGCTGCCGCCCTATGTGGCGCCAGAAGTGCCGGCGCCAGCGCCTGTTTCCATGCGCCAGGCGCGCCTGGCGCTGCTGGAGGCGGGAGTGCTCGACGCGGTGCAGCCGGCGCTTGACGCGATACCCGATGCCCAGACGCGCCGCGCCGCACAGATTGAATGGGAGAGCGCGCAAGAGGTGCGCTTTGAGAGCCCCCTGGTGCAGATGCTGGCTAACGCGCTGCAACTGGGGGACGAGCCGCTGCGCGCCCTATTTGAGCGCGCCCGTGTTTTGTGAAAAGGTTTTTTCAAGGAGTGTTGACATGAGCAAACAGGCAATTGAATTGCTGCGGCCGCACCGCCATGCCGGGCGCGACTACCAGCCGGGCCAGGTGCTGCGCCTGCCGGTGCACAAGGCCGACTGGCTGGTCGCCAAGGGCGTGGCGAAAGACGCGGCCAAGGCGCCACCCGCACCGGTGCAGGCGGGCGCCCCGCTGGACAAGCCGGCGGCGCCCGCCAAAGCCAAGTAACTACCAACAAGGAGTAATGCGCAATGACGATCGCATCCAAAAGCATGATCTGGAACGGGCAAGGCCCGGTCCACATCGGCACCTACGACCCGGTCAACGGCCGCCCTGAGATGGGCTTTTTGACCAACCTCTATAGCGTGGGCTGCGGCAACCGCAAGCTGACGGTGACGCCGGCGCGCGAGACCACGACGATCAAGGAAAGCTGCTCGGGTCAGCGCTTGACGCTCAAAGAGATGGAGACGGGAAAGAGCCTGGCGGTGGGCCTGGAGATGGTGCAGTTCGACAGCCGCACCCTTGCCTCGGCCTTCTACGGCGCGGCTGTCGTCAAAGCAGCGGGCACCGTGACGGACGAAGTGCTGGCCGAGCTGCAGCCGGGTGACTATTTCTTCCTGAAGAACCCGCGCAGCTCCAGCGTGGTGATCGAGGACGACGCCGCGGCAGCCTATGTGGAGGGCACGCACTACGAGGTGTCGGACGCGGACCACAGCCGCTACCGGCTGCTGGAGCACCCAGCCGCCCACGTGGAGCCGATCAAGGTGGACTACGAGTACGCCGGGTTCGTGAACATCGCGGCCTTCAGCAAGACGAATGTGGAGCGAGGAATCATCTTCAGCGGTATCAACGGCGACGGCCAGAAGGGGCGCGTGATCATCCCGCGCATCGGCCTGGTGATGAGCGGCGACTTCGGCTGGATCAGTGACGAGGCGAGCCCGATTGCCCTAGGCGGCCAGGCGCTTTATGTGCCGGAGCTGCAGGCGGACAGCGAGTTCGGGCCCTTCATGCGCATTGACCTGATGCCCGACTTGCCCGTTTGACGCGCGGCTGCCGGGCCAACAAAAAACAAAACCGCGCCGGGCTTGTCGCCTGGGCGCGGTTTTTTCTTGGGGCCGGATGGATTAGGTCTCGGCACGAGGTGCCTGCAATGGCAACTTGAAAGGATTGTTATGGGAAAAGAACTGCGGGCCAAGCTGGTCATTGATGCCGAGACCAATGGCGAGCAGAGCGTTGAAGCGCTTGTCGTTGGCCTGGAAAAGCTGGCGGCGAAAGGCGGGGAGGCGGCGCCCAAGCTCGGGCTGCTGGCCGCAGAACTGCGCGGCTTGGCGCAGCAGCAAGGGCTGGTGGATCAGTTCGCACGACTGAAAGTGGAGACGGCGGCCTATGCGCAAGCCACTGAGCAGGCCCAGGCCAGTACCAAGCTGGCGGCGCTGGCACTCAAGGATAAGCAGCAGGCGCTCAAGCAGGCGCAATCGGATGAGCAGGCGCTGGCGCAAACCCTGCAGCAGTCCAGGCAACAGCATCAGTTGCTTGGGCAAGCGTTTGCCGAGGCGACGAATGAACTCAAGGGGCTGGGCAAGGCGTCCAGAAGCGCCGGTGCGGATGCCGCACTGCAGGCCGACCGCTTCCAGGATGTACGCAGCCAGCTCAGGGTGCTCAAGGCTGAGTACAAGGAAGCTGGCGCGCAGGTGAAGGTGCTGGCAGCGCAGCAGCGCGAATCGGCCGCAGCCATGCGCCAGGTGGGCTCCGACGTGAAGGGGGCGGCGCAGGCCTTCGATGTGCAGCGCACGGCCGCGAAAAAGGCCAGCCAGGTGTACATGGAGGGCCGCGTGGAGCTGCAGCGCACGCGCGATGCCATGGCCGAGGTGGGAATATCCAGCGCCAACCTGGCGATGGCGCAGAAACGCATTCGCAGCGAAATGGAGCAGGTGCGCCAGCAGGTTGACTTTGTGGGCAAGGCCTACACGGCGCTAGCGGGAAAGACACAGGCAGCAGCAGCGGCGTCTGATGGCTCGAACCGCAAGATCGCAGAGGGCGTACGGTCGATCAGCAAAGAACTGGCGCTGGTGCGCAACGCCTACTTTGGTTTGCAGGCGGCGATGGGGGTCGTGAGTTCTGCCAAAGGACTGGCTGCGACGGCCGACGAAGTGAGTAACCTGCGCGCGCGTATCAAACTGGCCACGGGCGACGGAGAGTTGTTCGAGCAGATGTGGGGCAAAGTGGCAGAGACTGCCCAGCGCACAAGCAGCGCGCTGGAGGGCACGGGAGTGCTCTTCGCTCGGATCACCGAAACCGGAAAGGATGCGGGCCTGTCAGCCCAGAAGGCGGCAGAGCAGAGCTTGGCCGTCGTGGAATCGATCAATCAGGCGATGCAGCTGTCGGGCGGCTCGGCAGAGGCAGCTCAGGCGGCGGTGACGCAGCTGATTCAAGGGCTGCAGTCGGGCGTGTTGAGAGGGGAGGAATTCAACAGCGTAATGGAGCAGGCGCCGCGCCTTGCGCGCGCGCTGGCCGACGGGCTCGGGGTCACGCTGGGGCAGATGCGCGCCATGGCGGAGGCGGGAGAGCTGTCGTCGCAGACCGTGATCAAGGCCCTCAAATCACAGGCCAAAGTGGTGGCGGAAGAGTTCGGTACCTTGCCCGCAACCATTGGCCGTGCTGTGCAGAACCTGACCACGGCGTGGTCGCTATTTATCGACCAGACGGACCGGGCCAACGGTGTGTCGCAGCGCATCGCCGGCGGCATTGATGCGCTTGCCAAAAACTTGGGCACCCTGATGGAGGTCGCGGCGGCCGCAGGGCAGGTATTGGTGGCGGTGTTCGCCGCCCGCACCGTGCAGGCGGCGCAGGCCTACGGATTGGCGCTATTGAAAGCCGCGGCGGATACGAATACCTTCACCGCAGCCCAGGGGCGCGGTGCGCTCGCTATTGGTGCAGTGAATGTGGCAATGCAGCGGTTTGCCGGGATTGCCCGCACGGTGGGGTATGCGGCGATTGCCAATGAGGTGCTTGGCATCGTCACGAACTACATACGCTACCGCGAGGAACTGAAAAAGCACGAAGAGCTTGGCGCCAGGGCCGCACTGCAGCAGGCGCAGGTAGCGCAGCGCCTGGCCGACATATCGAAGGCCACGGGCGTGGTGGTGACCAGCATGGCGGAGCTCAATGCCGCGCAGGCGGCCGGCTCGCTTATTTTCGACCAGGCCACTGGCAAATGGCTTTCGGCCGCCCAGGCCCAGGAGAAGCTGGCCACCGCCACAGCAAAAACCGCGCAGGAGCTGGCCGGCATGAAGTCGGTAGAGATCGTCAAGCAGTTCACCGAGCTAGTTGGAAAAGGAATGGAGGTCGAAGAGACGTTCAAGGCGATAGTGAAGTCCTTGGATTTCAACAAACCCGAGAACATCAATGCCCTGATCCGCTCGCTGGGCGCGCTTTCTGCGGCTGGCCGTCTTTCGGCGAACGAAACAAGCAAGGCTTGGCAGGCCGCGCTGGCTGCGATGAATCCGCAGCAGATGGAAAGCACGCTTGCGCGGGTCCGGTTGGCATATTCAGAAGCATCCATTGGCGCAGAGCAGCTGGCGCGGGTCAATGCTCTGGTGCTAGCAGAGAGTTTCGATAGGCTGGGTGTGAACGCCGCGCAGGCGCTTAGCAGCGTTAGCGAAGGGGCGCAGGAGGCCATTGATTCCGTGGAACTGGTGGCGCGCAGCGCGCTGGAGGCTGGCGTCGGCGTGGAGAAAGCCGCCCGCGCCATCGAGATGGCATTTGCTGCCGCCATTCCCAAGGCCGACA